AAAGTAGAATCTAAAAAGAAATATAAAAGAAAGAAGAAGGTATCCGGATACTACTTTGACTACGACGGCAAACAACGGATACTATATGACGATCAGTGTTGAACAGGCAGCATACATTGCAGGACTGTTTGATGGTGAGGGAAGTATATATTATGCAAGACGACCAGAGAGAAAAAAGAAACATAAAGGAGAGGGATTTAGATACTCAAACTCTATGCGTATCAGTATGGAAATGACAATGACAGACAAATCTGTAGTAAAATGGGTGCACTCTGTGCTTGGTGTTGGGACCGTTAATAAAAAGCCACGCAAAGGTTTTAGAAAAGACGGCACAAAGTATCTGCTACAATGGAAGTGGCGTTGCACTTTCAGGGACGCGTTCTACGTGTGTTGTGTGCTCTGGCCCTACGCCCACACAAAATTACCAAAGATTCAAAAAATCATAGATCATTATGATGGTATAGTCATGAACAACAAGGTCGTTGATCTCATGGAATATAAAAAACTAATGAGTCTAGAATGAATGAATTCGTTAAATACAATGAATCACGTAAAACATCGACGCGTGTAATTAGTTCGATGCAACTTAAAAAAGGTAAAAATGAAGAAACAAGAAGATAAACATAAACAACATACAATTGTTTATAAAACAAAAGATTACGCTTGGTTCAAAAGAACCAGAGGTAATCGTGCAGCGACAGCAGCACACAGCAGAAAGATAAGAAACTCAATAGTGGAAAAGGACCTGAAATTACCCATCTATGTAAATTCAGATGGTACAATAAGAGAGGGTCACAATACATTTGAGGAGAGAAAAAATCTTGGATTAGAGATCTATTACATCATTAACGATGAGATCGATGCATTAGATGTGCCAAGATATAATTCTAGTAGAGAGAATTGGAGTTTTACAAATACTCTGGAGTTTTTTACAACTAGACAAAGAAAACCTTATCGTATCGTAGCAGGTAAGATGTCGAGATATAATATGCCTATTCAAGAGACTGTGGCTCTGTTGAAAGGCGAGCTGACCGTATCTAGATATATTGCTGAAGACTTTAAATGGGGTCGATACACTTTGACCATAAAGGAAATCAAAGCATTTGATGCTTTATTAAAACAAATGAGAAAAGCATTTGACATTAGATATCCTGGTGAAAAGATGCAAAGACCTTTTATCAGAACAGTTGCTAAGGCAGTCAGGAATCCTAATTTTACTTGGACAAGACTGAACGCTGTGATGAAAAATAGTGGCGCTAAACTAGATGGTTGTAGGACTGAATCTGAGTATGTGGATACCATAAGCTCTATGTTTGATAAGGGACTAATTAAATCTAAAAAAATAAATCTTAAAAGATTTATTGAGGATAGATTATATCTAGAAGAACCTAAAGAACAGGAGACAGTGTTACATTAATCTATGAGAGTTATTGTAATATTAATATTGTTGTCTGGTTGTAGCGCAAAGTTCGATGGCTACGACCCGACAACCGCAATGTTTAGATGGATACTAACTAATGAAAAAAAATAATTTATATAGATATCCAAAGACGGTTCGTGAATTGATAGAGGGCCAACGTCATTACGTTATCGATCACTCACACATCACGGAAAAATTACCGAGTGTGACTACCATATTGTCAGCGACCCAAAGCGAAGAGAAGCGCGAATCGTTGAAAGCGTGGCGAGAACGAGTGGGAGAGGAGGAGGCGACGCGGATCGTGGATCAATCTGGTGCACGAGGCACAGCCATGCACAAGATACTAGAAAAATATATTTTAGAAGAGGGTTATCTCGATGAGACAGAGGTAGGTAAGCAGGCCCACAACATGGCCATCAGAGTTATAGAGCAGGGATTATGTAATGTTACAGAATATTACGGCACAGAATGCACGTTATATTATCCTGGACTATATGCAGGTCAGACAGATTTAGTTGCGATGCACAAGGGTGATATCGCGATCATAGACTTCAAACAAACAAATAAGCCAAAGCGAAGAGAATGGATTGATGATTATTTTCTGCAGCTCTCAGCTTATGCAATGGCACATAATTTTATCTACAAGACAGGTATAACCAAAGGTGTGGTTATGATGTGTAGTAAAGATAATTTTTACCAAGAGTTTGTTGTTGAGGGTGAAGAGTTTAAACAATACGCACATAAATTTTTAGGGAGGGTTGATGAGTACTTTAGAAGTAGAAACAAAGAGACTAAATAATATTAAAAAGGTGTACGATAAAACGACGGGAGATATGAAAAAGATGTGGAAAAAGAAATGGTTTCAATTAACCAAAAACATATCAAGAAGGTATGATAGTATGCTACCTGCAGATCACGAGGACAGGTTAGAATGAGACTCAGAGATCTACAAGAGATATTAGAAAAGTTTACCAATGGTCAGAAAGGCACGATGATATCAGATTGCCCTGTCTATATTGAGACAATGTCAGGACACCTAGAGGATGTCCGTAGGATAGAAATACAGGAGAGCACCATAATAGGTGATGCAAATCCTGCAAGACTCGTAATCAAAGCAGATAAGAATGAATTATTTAGATCACTTACATTTAAACAGAGTTAAAGAATCCATAATGGATGTTGTGGTACCTCGGGTGCTGGAAGCGAGAGTGGAAGGCACCTTAGAATGATTCTAAGGTAGAAAAAAGAGATATGGCTAAGTCATTAAAAATAGTGGGTAAAAAGATATCACCAAAACAATGGTCGAATCTTGTTTTAGAGCTGAATATCATTCGTAAGCAGTGGAAACCCTACGCTACGTTTGACATACAGGGCCCAGGAGTTAAGAAAATAGTGAAATATGGCACAAGTGTGGCAAAATACAATAGGTAGTGTGCCAGTGTATAGTGGAATATTTGGGCAAATTTTTTTTTCAGTGATAGAAAAAAACTCATGGCACAGTTGGCACAGGGTAAAATTAAGCTATTATCGTTGGTATTCCTTGCTAATAGGTGTGCCAAGGGTGTTGGCACAGCCTGGCACAGTATTGTATTCGGCGCGCGCGACCCTTTTTAGTTTTTTAAAAACTTTTTTGCCTAAAAATCTCACTATGCAGTATAAGGTGTATCATGAGACGACCTAAAAAATCTAAATATAAATCTGTAGTGATCAAAAAGAAGAGATATTACTTCTACAAAATCACGTGGTTGGATATCACAGGTGACAGCGGGCACGCAGACTTACACACAGCAGAAGGTTTTATGCCTGCAGAGATGGTAACTCACGCATATTTACTTAACAAAGATAAAAAGAACGTAAGAACTTTTGCAAGTTATGAAGTTAATGATGAATTATTTAGCGATAGAAATGTATTTCCAAGAGGATGTATAATTAAAATGGAGAAAGTTAATGAAAAATAAAACCTTGACTAAAAACATGCCTCACGTAAAATGGAATCAATTACCACCAAGACGTGGTCCTAACCCACAAGGAGTAACTTATGGAATGGATAAGAAAAATAAGAAACAACGGCCTAAGACTTTGGCAAAAGTTTAATAATATATTTAATCAGTCACAGGGACTGATTCTTTTGATAATTCTATTTTATCTAATTCGATATCATCAGGGGTAATATTAATAATCTCTTTGTTGTCATCAAGAATCTTACGTAATCTGTCTTTGATCTCATCAGAAGACATGTTATCCACATTACCTGTCATCACAAGTTTTTGATCCACATACAGGCCACCCGCTTTACCACGTGCAACTTCTGCATTTACAGCTGCAGACCAGGCTTTGTTTTTAAGTGCATCATTTCTTATCTTGGCTAATTCTGTGATATGTTTCTCAAAGTTGATGCCATATTTCTCTCTTACTTCTGCCCTTAATTCGCCAATATATTTCACAACTAGTGGGAAATACTTTGGGTTACGCATCTCAGATGCAGCTCTTCTGGCCCTTGTTTTGTATCCGGCTTCAAAAGCACACTCTGCTGGAGACATCTTACCCTCATTATAAACCAATAATTCTGCAAATTTACGCTGTTGATCTGTGAGTCTTTTTACTTGTGTCATGGTTGAAATCTACCCCAATATGTAGTAGTTATCAAGCAGAGAATTCCGGTGAAACAAGAGTCAAAATTTTGGAAATTAATTAAGAAAAATACACCCAAAATCCAGTGGACAAGACTGGAATCCTGGGCGTCCTTTGGTGTGCCTGATCTGTTGGGATATCATGATAATTGTGGTTTTTTCTTGGTTGAGTTGAAAGTCACAAAGACTCCAAAAGTATCGTTCTCACCCCACCAAAAAATGTTTCATCTTACCAGAACCAAACGGAATTTTATCCTGCTCCGAGACGCCTCTCTCGGAGCCATAAAACTTTATGAGAGTACCGCGCTCCCCGGTCTGCTAGTGGACCATCGAGAGACACCTTCCCTCGCAATGAATGATTGGGACCACGTTCAACGCTTGTTGATCCGCGAATCGCCTGACGCCTGATAGCTTGTGCCCTTTGGGCCCACCCGCCCGCGCCCCGCTGCTTGCGGCTTGTCAGCTCGTGGCCTGTTGCCTGTAGCCTGTTGCCTGTTAGCTCGTAATTTTTTGTAATAATTAGGATGATGCCACATCAGTGTTTACCGTATGCAATGTTTTTGATTTCAGGATCCCAGCAGGCCCTGCAGCTCTTACACTGGCCGCCCTGATCCGGTGCAGGGCATGTACGCGCGCCAGCTGCTGTTGTCACTGTTGACGTATTTGGCCAGCTCTCAACCGCAGGTTGATCAATCATCGTGCCCGAGAATCTTATAACAAGATTAGCCGGCGCCCTTTTAATATATTTCTTGGTCCACGCTTCGCGCGTTGGCATCCAGTGCAGCACCTCCGGCGTGAGCTTGCACACTTTGAAAATCTTGGCCAGGTGTCTCAGGTCCTGTACATCGCCGGCGTCGTGCCATCTAAAATATTTGTGCTTGCTCACCGCTGCGCTGTTGATTTTCGCGGCCATGGCTCGAACCCATAACGGGTGCCTGATGGCTGCCAGCCGCCTGTATTGCGCGCGTTTAATTTCTGGAAATCTTGTATAGTTGCCCTTCATTGCATAACAGCCAGCGCAAACGCTGCCTGGTACCTTCGCAAGCTTGGCCCCTGTCTTGCATTCCCACGCTGGAAGCCCGTAAGCATATCCAGGCATCTTGTCAGGCTTCGACAAAGACACAATTATTTTATCAGCTTCTTTAATCTTCACGTTGTCAATGTGTAAATTAAAATTAAATTTATAATTATTATTTCTAGTCCCATAATTCCCCATACCAGCTGCCTGGTCACCTGTCAACTATTAAATTTTTTTGTGCTTGTGCCCTACGGGCCCACCCTAATAAAAAACCCAGGCCGCGAGCGTTGCTCGCGGCCTGGGCATTGAAAAGATAAATGACCCTCGGGCAGTGTGAACGCATCCGGAAATTTTTAATCTTGAGATTCTATTAGTCTCACCAAAGTATATTGACCACTCAAGTTTAGCAGATCACACCAGCCCGGGCCAGTCGTCACGTAAGCTGTGAAATCTTAAGTGAGATATTAAAGACCCTTACAGGTCACCAGCTTGCGATCAGTTAGGCCTGGTCACCTGGATAATATAACAGCTCGTTTCCATAATTCAAGACACGCGCCAGTTGAGCTTGAAAACTATGGGCCCACCCACCCGAAAAAAAAAAAAAAAAAAAAAAAAAAAAAAACAAATTTCTTGCAAATAAAAAGCAAATCAAATAAATTCCCATAAACCATAACAAGAAAGGATAATTTATGGAAAAGAGAAAAATAACACTTAACGCAGAAAAACGTAAAGTGTGTGCAGATCAATTTCAAAATTTTTATGAGAATAAAAAGAAACAGAAATTGATTGACGCAAAATCGCAATATGATCTTATGCGAGAAAAAGCAAAAGAGCAGATTGAGAAAGTTGTAAGATATCATCAACCACAAGAAGATGTTGATACAATTCGTAGAATGATTAATAAATATAATCGTTCTGGTGGTGAATTGTATGAGGATAATTGTTTCTATGTTCAAAGACCAATTATGAAAGTTGATGATGAGGGAAGAGAGTATGAAGCAAATGATGAAGTTCATGTTAGATTTGACATGGGTAGAAATTTTGCGAGAGCATACTATCGTGATGAATTAAAATCAAAAGGGTTAAACCCAGATTTTAAATTATCAATCAATGATGACTACTCAAAAAGAAATCCAAAGTATTATGCTGATGAAAGTGCAGTAAATACTTATTTGGGTTTTAGCAATTCATCTAACGAAGATCAATCAATCCAAAAACCCGTTCACAAATGGGAAAGTGATTTTAAACTTTGGACTATTGGTTCTAGTTATTGTCATTCAAGAAATTTCAAAGTTGATGAGAACACTATGAATTTCTTTAAGATGTATGTTGCGAGTGCTGACAATGTAATCAAAGAACACCAACAATTATATTCTTATGTTGAGGGCAAGATGAAAACTTTGAGATTAGGTTTGAAATCTTACAGAACATTTGACCAAGCAAAAGCACTTGCAGATAAAGTTGGTGTTGTTCTAAATGAAACAATGATGAATGAAAGCAGCAGCTTGGCTTTATCCATTTATTCTCCAGAAAATCTGGCAAGTCTTTTAGAGGATAAAGAAAAACAAGATAATGCTGACATTATTGCACAATTCAAAAGGGGGCAATTAAATCAAGCAATTAATTAAAGTTGCTTTAGTGTGGGAGTTCCTATAAACTCCCACACATACAAATAGAAAGGATAATATATGAAACTAGAAATAAATGATAAATTCACAATCGGTTATTTTGCTAAAAAGCATAATAAAAGAATATTCCGAAAGGGTATTTGGAATGAGTTGTGCCGAGAGTGGACAAGTAAAAAAGGCGACAAGCTATTTACTTATTACGATATAACTGACCCAACTAATCAAGGTTATCGGACTGCGAAAGGTCAATATACTTTGATAGCAGTAGGGGGTAATGATGAGTGATTATAATTGGTGTCATGGTTCAAAGTGCCATGAACATAAAACACAAGATAGGATAAGAGGTGTTAAAGGTTCAAAGGTTTTGAGAACCAAAAAGATTGCAATTAATAAAAGGAATGAAAATAATGTTTGGAGTCATTTTTGTAGTCAAGGTTGTTGGAATGATTTTATGTGCACTCATTGGAACGAGTTTATAAACTTACACCCACGAACCGAGTGCCTAGAAACACCGATTGAGATTGAGGAAATAAAACACCCAGAACATAGATCAAAATATGGTTGGGTGCGAAAAGCATATACTGAAAAAAAAATATCATACGCAGAAAATAATCAAGAATAAATAAACACAACATATTGTGTAGGGGTGTCAACCCCTACACAAAATAGGCTTGTTTCCTACGGGCCCACCCACCCGGATTACAAAAGGGGTCCCAGACGGTTGACCTTTACTGTTTGATTTAGAGATAGATTTGCTGTAAAAAGAAAACGAG